GGTTCTGGATATTCTTCTTTACCTACAGTAACTGTTGCTACAAGTCCTTTTTTAAGAGCAACAGCTGAAGCAAATCTAGGTCAATGTCCAACATTTGATTTTGGTAATGACTGTGATAGTAACCCAATTGGTATGGTAGATCCTCAAGATCTTGGATTTATATATAAAAAATGTAGTCCTACAACACCTACTCCATCAACAGGATGGACAGTAGTAGCAGGTGGATGTTGCTATGAGTGTGTAACTGTACAATTCACAGCAGTAGGTAGTGATGCAGATGTTAATTATACAAGCTGTACAACAGGTGAATTACTTACAGTAAATGTTGTTGTTGGAGTTCCACAAAGTGTATGTGCTACAGATAATTCATGGTATTGGGCAGCAGAAGCAAATGTTACTGTTGCAACAACTCCAGGATGTCCATAAGATAAAATGTCACGGTTTGTTGGTATAGCGTGACTGACAGGTAGAGGCCCGGGATAAAACCCGGGTCTTTGCGTTTAACTAATAAAAGTTTATCTTTAAACTTTCAAAAATTTTTTGTATATTGTAATTAGAATATCTCATCATCATGCTAAAGATCAAAAAACCAAATCTTAATGCTCCTAGATACCGTGTAGAAAGAACTACTTTACTTGATGAATCTTTTTTCAGAAAATTTAGAAGACAGTTCCCTAAGTATAAGGAACTCTCTGATTCTAGTTTAAGAGAGATAATTGAAACATACAATGAGTTACTTTGGAATGCTGTAATAAATACAAGAGATGGTGTAGAGTTTCCTGAGACACTAGGTTATGTTTTTATTGGGACTTGCCCTTCACCTAAAAAATTCAATGTAGATTATAGATTATCTACAGAGGTTGAACAAAGAGTAAGACATAGAAATTTTGAGTCAGATAATTATTTAGCTAAAATTTTCTATACAAATTTTGCAATTAAGTATAAGTTCCAACATAGAGATCTTTGGCAATTTGAAGCTAATAGAAAATTCTCAAGAGCTGTATCTGCATCTTATCCGGATAACTGGAAGATGTATTTACAGGTTGACAATATGAAAAGTATATCTAAAATTTTTCATAAGAGTAAACAAAAGGAATGGGCAATTAAAAATACCCCAGTTATTACAGAAGAATATAATGAATTTGAGATATGAGTACTACAGTAGGAGATAGTATATCAAGAGTAAGAAACTTATTAAAAGCTGTAAAAGAAGATCCTTTTATTACAGATAGATTTTTATATAGTTTAATACTTAAGTATTCTAAGCTTTTAATTAAGCGCCAGGATAATGAAAATAAGATCATGCGGTTTCAATCACTATTTGAAACTATCCCATGTATTGAGTTAATTGAAGTAGACAAAGTAGAAGCCTGTTGTACTGGTATAAGAACAGGATGTACTATTAGAAGAACTAAAGATAAAATACCTGATGTATTAGAAGGCTCATATGGTCCGCTATTTAGAAGTATTACATCTTTAGATAGATCAATTGAAGTATATAGAACTTACCCTTCTATTTATACTAGTATTGCTAATTCCACAAACGCTAAATACAATAAGACAAAGTACTACTGGTACTTAGATGGATACTTATATTTTCCTAATATTGAATGGGAAGGTGTTTTAGTAGAAGGTCTTTGGACTGCAAATGTAGATTATCTTAAATGTGATGGTGATGATTGTCAATTAAAGCAAGATCACTTAGTTCATATTCCGGAATATCTATTTGCTGAAATAGAACAACTAGTTATGAAAGACTTAGGTATGTTTGTACAAATGCCTAATGAAAGTTTAGATGATAAACAATCTCCTCTGCGGTCATGATTTTAAATAATACATATACAGGATCATGTATTTATTCTATTTTGAATAAAGATAGAGGACTTATCTATATAGGTCAAACAAGAAATTATCAAAAAAGAAGTAAAGAACATTTAGCAGCTCTTAAAAGAGGAAATCATACAAACATAAAATTACAAAGAGCATTTAATTGTACTCATACTCTTTTAATTACACCTATAGAAGAATGTTTAGAAGAGTTACTTAATGAAAGAGAAATACACTGGATTAAATTATATAAATCTACAGATAGAAATTGCGGATACAATTTTTCCCAGGGTGGAGATTTTTCACTATTAACATTAACACCTGAAGCTCAAAAAAGAAAAGCAGATGCTAGAAGGGGTAATCCTGGATCCTTATTAGGAAGATCTCAAACAGAAGCTCATAAATTAGCTAGGAGTATTGCTACAAAAGGTATACCCAGACCCATGAGTATCAAAACTCTTCAAGCTTTAAAAGATTACCAAAAAACAAGAAGAGGTACTAGGTCCAAAGGTAAAATTGTAAAAGTAACTTTACCAGATAATAAGATAATTACTTTCAATAGTAAAAGAGAAGTGGAAGATTTTCTAGGATTAAAAAGAGATACTTTAATTCATAAATTTTACTATGGTAAACCTAGACAGATTCTTAAAAAAATTACATTTAAGGAATTTATAATAGAAAGATAAATGTATAATTACACTATAAAATACAGAACTTTTGATGACTTATTATCAGAGGTATCTATGGATTTTCAGAACTTAGATCTTGAAAATTTTATTGAACCTCATCAACTTATTAAAGTAGCTAAGCGGGTAAATTATGATCTTGGTCTAAGGATCATGATGACTAAGGAAGCTCTTCTTGATGTAGAGAAGGGAAGAGTTAAACTTCCAGATAATTTCTTTGTTTTAAATTATGCTATGATTTGTGATGAAGGATCTGTTCATACAGTATTCCCTCAAGGAACTCATATTGAAGAAAGAAAAGTAATACCTACATATCAAGAAACTCCAGCATATATTAGTGCTTGTACAGATGGAGTAGTTAATTGTGTTAAATGTCAAAGCTGTGGTTGTGGTACCTGTAATTCATGTGCACCTACTCCATGCGGATGTTCTACTCCAGTAGTTCCTGCAGCATGTTCTGCCGGACCATATAACCCATTAGTACCTTTTGGAGATTCATGTATTAAACCTAGAGTATTCATGAACTGCAAAGGTGATGAATATGAATTAGTACAAATTGTAAATAGTACTCAAACCAATCATTATAAAATACTTTTACCATTAAGAATACTAGAGAATCCTCAAGATGTAGAATGCGGGTGTCCTAATCTTTATATGAACACTCACAATCAAGCTTGGATTCAAAATGGTTACTTATTTACATCATTTAAAACCGGCAAGGTTTATATTAATTACCAGGGTATGATGGAAGATGATGATGGTAATCTCTTGGTTCCTGATCATGACATGCTTAATGAGTATTATGAATATGCCATGAAACAAAGGATCCTTGAGAACCTCATCATGAATGATGAAAATGTAGATAAAAAACTTCAGCTTGTTGAAGCTAGATTAAGAGGTGCAAGAAATAATGCATTAAGTATTGTTAATACACCTAACTTTGCAGAAATGAAACGTGTATGGGCTGCTAACCGCAAAGCTCAATATGCTAGATACTATGATATGTTTAAGAGTTACCCTTGGTATCAGTGGGATAAGAACCCTAATAACTTTATGGGAGAAAGACTTATTAGATAATGGCTGGAGGAATGCAAAATACTAGTTCAGTAGGAACAAGAAGATTTGATAAAGGTCTTAATGAGGATGTAAATGATTTTCACTTACCAGAAAATCAATGGACCCAAGCGCGAAATGCTATTAATAACTCTATTACCGGTGACTTAGGTAAACTAGGTAATGAACCTTCTAATCTTTTTTGTACTGCAGCTCCTTACACTATTATTGGTGTAACTCACTTTATTGGTGATAAATGGGGTATATTCTCTACTGATGATACTAATTCTGAAATAGGAATATTTGAAGAAAGTACATGCACATATACTACAGTAGTAAATGCAGCATGTCTTAACTTTAGAAAAGATAATCTTATAAAAGGTGTATCACGCGCGACTAGTGATTGTGTATTTAACATGTACTGGGATGATGGTTTAAATCCATCCCGTGCAATGAGTGTAGATGTAGCTAATCCTGGTGATAACGTGTTTACTAATCCTAATAGCCCGGTTCCTTGGGAACAGAGTTGTGTTGTAGTAGACAGTTGTAATATCTGTGATAATACTTCAAATTTAGATTGTGATGCAATTAGATTAGCGCGATTTATTCAGTATCCATGTATTGATGCTACCAATGGTGTTGGTGCTGGAACATTACTAAATGGATCCTATATGGTAGCAATAGCTTATGCTATTGATAGTCAAAAAATAAGTGATTGGTATCTATCTAATGTTCAAGGATTATTTAATCATACAAATGCAGCATGCTCTTTAGATGTTACATTATCTAATGTTGATCAAGATTTTGATCAAATACTAGTTGCTCTAATATCTGTTACTAATCAACAAACTGTAGCTAGACTTGCCGGTACATATAGTACAAGACAAACAGCATTAAGTTTTGATACTATAGATAATACTTGGCCGGCAGTACCTATTGAAGAATTCCCAATCATGACACCTATTGCAGATAAGACTGATGCAATGTATAATGTCAATGATTACTTAATCAGAGTTGGGCCAACATCAAAACAAGACTTTAATTACCAACCTTTAGCTAATCAAATTGTAGCTAAGTGGCAGTCAGTAGAATATCCTGCTAACTACTACCGTAAAGGTGGTAATAATACAAACTATTTACGGGATGAGGTTTATCCTTTTTTCATACGTTGGGTATATGATACAGGGGATAAATCCTCATCCTACCACATTCCGGGAAGACCTTCTGGTACATTCTGGGTAAATCCATCTACTGGATTTCCTGAACCTGATTTTCTTCCTGTAGCAAATGCTGATGCAGCTCCTGAATTAAGTGAAGGTCTTCCTGCATTTAATTGGAATGTTTACAACACAGCAACTAATATTCTTATTGCACCGGTAACATTACCTGATGGTGGTGTTGTGGTAGGAGAAGGCTATATGGGTTACTGGGAGTCAACAGAAATTTACCCAGATAATTCACCAGATGTATGGGATGCTAATATCGCGATATCACCTTATCCAGGTGTACTAGGTATTGCTCATAATCTATGTGGTAAACCAATTAGACATCATAGATTCCCAGATATGGGATTATCTGCACAAACTGAATACGTAGATAATAATACCGGTAATATCCGGATTATGGGTGTTAAGTTTGAAAATATAAAGTTCCCTGTATTAAATGATGGTGTAACACCGGTACCAGGAATAGTTGGATATGAAATTCTAAGAGGTGCGCGTAATGGTAATAAGACAATTTTAGCTAAAGGTCTTATTAATAACATGCGTCTTTATGAAGTACCAAATGGTATTACTAGTAGAGTTGGTGCATATGCAAATTATCCATATAATGAAACTGGACCGGATATTCCTTCACCTTTACAACCAGCTGTATTTATAGGAAGACCTGATCCTTTTATGTCTACAACTGAGACAGTAAACTCTGGTTGTCCTATATTTGGAGGAAGTGGTACTAGTCCAGAAACAGACTATACTCCACAAAGAACTTATTCTAAGTTTTTATTTACGTTCCATTCTCCGGATACTAACTTCACTGATCCTTTTCTTTCTGCTAAAGAATTAAAAGTCCATGGTGAAATGAATGGGGATGTAGTAGGTAAATTTGAGAAATCAGAAGAACACCCTAAAGAGAAACTTCTAACAAATTTAGCATTTGGTCTTTCAGCTATTGCCGGTTTAGGTATTGCTGCTCTAGCAATGAATGGTAAAAGAACTACTAATTATATACCACCTCATACTCCAGGTTACTCACAGGATCCACTGACATTCTGGGTAGCTGCTGGAACTACACCAGGTGCATTAATACCTACTCCTGCAGTTCCAATTCCTGGAACACAAGGTCAACAACCTCAAGTAGCAGATATTGGTACTATACCTTTAACATTAACTGGATTAACAACTGCTATAAATACAGCTGATTTAGCATTAAGCCCAGCGGCTTTATTGTTTCAAAATACTATTGGTATTGGTACAGCACCAACGTACCAAGCTTTACAAACAGCATTTAACGTAGCCTCAGCCAACACTGCTTACTCTACAACATTAACTGAATACATTCAAGAAGATGGTGCTTATGATAGAATACCGGGGCCATTAATTGCTCTTGCTAATCTACCAATGTTCTTTAATTACTTTACACAAGGAACAGATACTGTATTAGATTTCTTTAAAGCAGTAGTAAGATATAGAGACTTTGCTTTAAGATATCATTCTCATTGTTTGTATAATAGATACAGAGCTCCTGTAATAGGAAACATGAGAAGAGTTATTGAAACTCAGGAATATATTGGTCCACAAATTACAGATTTTGGATTAAATGTAAGAATCAATAACTTGTATAGATCAACCAATGTATCAATAGGGCTTAAACTTCCGGATCCAGCATTCCCACATACATTTATTGAGAATACTCAAGTTAATGATGTTACTAGAATACAAGCATCTGTTGTAACCCCATTATTAGAAACCGATCTTTTTGGTAATTTAAATCAATTAGTTGACCCTACTAAAGCTTCTTTTGGTCAAGCTGCAGGATATGTTATCGGGCCCGGACCAGTAACCAACACTATAACTCCAGGAAATGCTGGGTTATTTTATGCAGGACATTCTGGGATTCAAATAGCATCTTCTCATTATGTATCTCTGAAACAGAGATTACGTAATCAATACGGTCAGATTAATGGTGTAATGCAAGTACCTGCATCAACATGCTTGCAAAGTCCACCAACAACATTAGTCCCGGTTAATTCTGAAACTATCTTTGGTGGAGATACTTATGTAGGTCGTTATACAGAAAAGAGTACTTTCTTCTTCTTCTATAACTGGTTATATGGTCAACCAGATGGTGCACAGTTTGATTATACTAGAAATGAAATGTTACCTTACCCAAGATTCTGGGCTAACTTTGACCAATTTGAGACTGGTGACTTTACTGCTTCTATTGCAAATATAGTTACCACAGGTTTTGCAGGAGTTATATTACCAAATGACTATTATAATCTAGATGGTCTTACATGTGGAATTCTTTCTCAATTAAGAATATCTGTTAGAAATGCTTACTTCTATTTATTTAATTCTAGTGTAAAAGATTTCTATGTAGAATCAGAGATCAATGTTGATCTTAGAGATTGGGGTGCACTAGAAACAGAACAACATTACGACCCTTATAGATATACTGATACTAAAGCTCTCTTCGATACTAAGTTTATTAAGGCAACTAACTACTATAAGTATGATCAGTCACTAAGTGTAAGTAAGTTATTTATCAATTATGTTTCATGGGCTTCAGCACAAATAAATAATTATGATCCTAATCTGGCTGAAACATGTTACATATATCAACCTAATAGAGTTCTTTATTCTTTACCGGCGCAATTTGAAGGCACTAGAGATAACTGGTATATCTTCTTAGCAAATAATTATAAAGACTTTTTAACTAAAGTAACTTGCATCAAACCAATTAATAAAAGTGGTGCAATGATCTTCTTTGAAAATGAGAGCCCTGTTCAGTTCCAAGGTACAGATCAACTTCAAACAGATCTTGGTACTAAGTTAACTATTGGTGATGGTGGATTATTTACACAACCTTTACAAAATATAGTAAATGTTGATAGACCATATGAATATGCATCTTGTCAAGATAGATTGTCAGTAATTAATACGCCGGCCGGGTTATTTTGGATTAGTCAAAACCAAGGTAAGATTTTCAATTACCAGGGACAATTAGATGAGATTTCTATGAGAGATCTTAAATGGTGGTTTGCGGCTTACTTACCTTATAAGTTAACTCAACAGTTTCCAAACTTTACTCTTAAAGATAATCCTGTAATTGGAATAGGATGTCAGTCTATCTATGACAATGAGAATTCTTTGGTCTACTTTACAAAGCGTGACTTTATAGTAAGACAAGATTTACCAGCAGGTACAACAGTACAATATGTAACTTCAGATGACTTCCAAGTATTTATAGATGGAGTATTCCAATTTGATATTAAACTAGGAGACCCTAATTATTTTGAGGATGCATCATGGACAGTAAGTTATGATCCAAAAAGTAAAAGTTGGATTTCATTCCATGACTGGCACCCTAATTTAATGATCCCGGGTAAGAATACTTTCATGACAACTCTTGATAATGGTATCTGGATCCATAACCAAAGATGTGATAGTTACTGTAATTACTATGGATTAAACTATCCATTTGAAGTAGAATACATGGTTAACACTGCTCAGACAGTTAATACTCTACGTAGTATTGAATACATTATGGAGGTATATAAATACGCTCCAAATTGTTTTGACCGGTTCCACGTATTAGACTTTAACTTTGATGAAGCTGTTGTCTACAACACAGAACAAGTATCCGGATTATTACGTCTTAACTTAGAACCTAAGAACAATCCACAGGAGATGATATCCTATCCTATTATTAATTTCAATAGTATAGATATCTTATTCTCTAAGGTAGAACAGAAATACAGATTTGATCAGTTCTGGGATATCACAGATGACAGAGGAGAATTTAACCCTGCTGCTCAAAGAGTTATTTGGAATACCGGCGCAAATGGTTATATTCGCGTATTAAATCCTTTCAACTTGAATTATAATAAGGAAGAGTTTCAAAGAAAGAAATTCAGACATTATACAAATTCAGTATTCTTAAGACGTAGAGTATCAGGGGATAGAAAGATTTTAGTAATGCTTACAAACAATAAAAACTTATATTCACCTAGATAATGAGTTTCAATAAAAGAGAACTTAAAGCTAGTCCACTAGCTAAAAAAACTTCTAAACCCAAGGATGTTATTTATGATCCTATGGGTCAATGGAAATATCCTGGCCAGGTAACGCGTATACCGGGTGGTGATATTACTATGCAAGGAGTTCCATATCCAGTATTGGGTATTGATGATCAAGGTAATGAGCAAATGATGTATCCAGGAGGTGAATATCAATTCCCGGGTAATTCAGTTACTGAATATCCTCAACTAGCAAAAGGTGGATTAGTAAAAGGTAAGCCGCGTTACACAGATAAGAACATTAAAACAAGTATTAATGAGTTTCTCATGAAAAGAAATGAGATGTTTTTTGGCCCTAGAGGTAAACATTTTTATAAACCTGATATGAAAAAGAAAAAAAACGGAGGAATTCCTGAAGCATTTCCTCAACAACCAACTGCACAACAGTTTTTTGAAAGAGGATTTGTTCCTCAAGGACCTGTAGGTTTTTATAAAAATGGTGGCTCAAATTTACCGGAAGCTTTTCCACAGCAAGTTCCTGCTAACTATTTCTTTGCTGGTGCACCATGGACACCTCCTCAAATGATGGTTGGTGGTGAACCATGTTATGAATGTGGTGGTGCTAATATGGCAGAAGGTGGAAATTGGATCCAAGGAGTAACTGACTCTATTAAACGTAGAGGTACAGAAGGTAAATGTTCCGGAGCTAATTTTGGTGGACCAGGTTGTCCTAAAGGGTCTCGTCAATATAACTTAGCAGTTACTTTCCGTAATATGGCTAAGAAACAATTTGGTGGAGATGCTGATTCTGAAGGGATGGATGAAGATGATTACTTAGCTAATTATTCTAAAACATTCATGAATAAGATTAAAAATAACACAATGATGAGTATTGCTGATGAAGCTGCAGATGATGTAAGTGCTGCTCAAGAAATGATGTTTGCTCAATATGGTGGTGGTATGAATATGGTGGATTATGGTTATAATCCAAATATGATGAACCAAAGAATGTTTGCTAATAAATCTAATTACTTAAGTAATCAGGCTCAAGAAGCTGGTCAAAACTTTTATGATGCATCTATGAACTTAGGTATGTCAGCTGATCCTTTTATGAAAGGTAAAATGATTCAAGCTCAAGGTGGTGGTTCTATGCCAGCTAGAGAAAATATGATAATGCGCCGCGAAGAAGCTGAAAGACAAAAAATTTCTGAAGCTAACAGAAGACAAGCAGAATGGCAAGAAAGGAAATCAGTTTATGATAGAGATGAAGAAGAATGGTATAAAAATAAAGAGGCTGAAATAGCAGAGAGAGAAAAACAAAACCAATTACAACTACAAAAATATAGAGATGCTCAAGCTCAATGGGAATCTCAAAATTGGGGAGAACCTAAACAAGGTTCATCTCCATCTGGTTCTAATAATGGAAGTACTCCACAGAATACTGGAAATGGTACCGGTACAAGTACTGTACCTGCTGCTAATAATCAGAAAGCTTCATCTACAACTACAACAACTACTAGTTCTGCTACTCCTACTGGATCTTCAACTCCATCTTATAATGATCCTAATGCACAACAACAATGGTCTACTCAAGGGTATGATCAAGGTATGGGTCAAGGAATGCAATATTTTCCTATGAATATGGATCCACATATGAAGTGGAAAACCAAAGGATACCCTATGCCGGCGTTTGGTTATAACCCAAATAATACATATTTACAAAACTATGAGTACCGTGGTAGAATGTTTGGTCAAGGTCCGCGTAAAGTATCTATGACATTTAGAACTTACACTGATCCAGTTACTGGACAAACTACTCAAGTTCCAGTAGAAGAAGGTATGCCACAAGGATCTACTCCAACTCAATCTGGTCCATTTAATACACCTCCTTTTACTCAAGATAACTCTAACTACCTTACTCCAGAAGAAAGACAAAGAAGAGATAAAACTAGAAAAGGAACTTCTTTACAAAATAGATTTGCAAATTTTAAACAGAATATGCAAGAACGTAGAAGTGATGTATATGTTCCAAGAGCTGATCAGAGTCCTTATTTAAAAAGAATGCCAGAAGAAGAAGTTGATTTTGACTTAGTTCAGAATCAAGATGGAGGAGCTAATCCTAACTATTATGATACTACTTTTGTTGGAAAATATAGACCAGGATTTGATGGTGAAGCTTCTGCAAATTGGTTACTAGCAGGAACTGCCGGTGCTACTTCTTTATTAAATAATAGAGAGCAACAAAAAACAGAAGCAGAGATGCAAAGATTAACTCTTGCTGATAATACATTCATGGCTATGCCGGCTAATAGAATCCAGAACCAAGGAAGATACAATTGGACTGGTATGAGTAATGGTATGATGGATCCTAATTCAATGGATGTGATTCAAAAACCAGGAATGGGTATGTACCAAGAAGGTGGTTCTTATGAACTAGGTCCAGAGGAAATTGATTTCATAATGAAAAATGGTGGTAGTATCACTTATCTATAATCAACATGAAAAGAAGAGTAAGAATAGATAAACTTCCTCAAGCTCAGTCAGGGCTTAATGTGAAGATGCAACTGAAAGGTTTAAAAGCTGGACAAGGTTTGAATTATAATCAAATGCCATGGCCAGGTATGGTAGGACAAATGTCTGAACCAGATGTAGAAGTGAACTCTACTTTAAAACCTGTTCCTAGAAATCAAGCTAATCTAGAAGCTGAAAAAGGAGAAACTGCTACTGTACCTGGTGCCGGTGGAGTACCTAGTACTTTTAAAATTGGTGGTAAAAGACATAGTGAAGGAGGTACACCATTAAACCTACCTGAAGATTCCTTTATCTACAGCGACACTAAAAACATGAAGATTAAGGATCAAAAGATTCTTGCTCAATTTGGTATTAATCAAAAAGGATCCTATACTCCTGCAGACATATCTAAAAAGTATGATGTAAATGAGTATAAAAAAATACTTGCTGATCCGGACACTGATGATCTTCAGCGTAAAACAGCTGAAGGTATGATAGCTAATAACAATATGAAGTTAGCTAAGCTTGCATTATTACAAGAGTCAATGAAAGGATTTCCTACTGGAATGCCAGTAGTAGCTATGCCTTATATTGAGTCTATGCAAGTTAACCCAGCTGACTTTATACAGATGAATCCACAAGCAGGACAACCAGCTCAACCTGCAGGAGACAATATGAAATATGGTGGTGCTGCTAAAAAATACCAAACCGGTGGAGACAATGTAATTGTTCAACCTAAGAAATCTGATAGAGTAGTTTTCAATGCTCAGACTGGTCAGTATGAAGTATTAAATACATTTGGTAAAAAGATTGGTATTCTTAATCCACCACAACAACAACAAACTGTTACAAGAAGACCACTGGAACCAACATATCCAGAAGGTCAAGGAACAACTCAGAATACTGGAACTACAACAACTACAACAACTAAGACTACAACCCCTAAGAAAATGTCTCCGGAAGATCATATTAATTTGATCTCTACTAATTTTTCTAATCCTGCAGTACAACAACTTCTTTATGATAAAACTTTAGCTGCAGCTGAAAATCCTAGTAACAAAGGTAGAAACATGGGATTCACTGTAGCTGAGTTAAAGAAGATGACTCCTGCTGAATTGTCTAATCAGTTTGTTGAGATGCAAACGCGTAACATTAGAACTAATAACTTATTACAAGAAGCTGGTGTTTCATATGACTGTTATCATAATACTACTGGTAAACTATTAAATAC